GTGATTTGATCCTCATCGTATTTGCGAAATGTTTGTTTATCTTTCATTGCTCGTCATTGCAATTTCCTTAATTTGGGCATGGCGCGTTTACGCATCCTCGAAAATTATAGTCTACCAAGCTTTCTCGTCTATTCGTGGTAACTTTCGTTCTGCCCGTGTTGAGCTTCGAGTTCCTGGCACCACCGCTGCACATCAGCACAACGGTCGCCTTCGTAACTCCACAGTTGATTTTATATATGATTTCTGTCGCGCAAATGCATTGCGTCCGTACTGGATCTCCCCCCGAATGAAATATGTTCGGCCGGAGGCCGCGTGTAGCCGCGTTGCATTGCGTTATGAAGACGAAATTGATAGTCGGATCGACCCGGTCATGAAAGATGATTGCTTTATATTGTTTGATGTAGACTACTACCTTACTCCTAGTGACTTTACGTATTATGCTAGTTTATTCAAGCCTTTTCTATTGTTCACGTTTTCCCCTGATTCCGCTTGTGGCTTAGATGCTGAGGTCCGATATAATTGTTGCCCTGATCAAGAGGTTCATGTTAAGTATGCTGATGGTGGCTTCTACCACCACCGGCTTTGGAATTATGACCACGAATATGTGAGTTTTGTGCGTTATGGTCGGCATTATTTGTTTAATGTTGAGAAGAAACGTCTCTCGCCCACTCGTGAGGTCATATTGCTTATACCTAAACAACATCGGTATATAGTGCCGGTGTGGAGTCCCCCTTGTCTACTTCAGTATCGTGTTCTCTTCGTTAGTGGTTTCCAAGCTCAAATTATAGCGACATCAGATGACGTTAAACTTCATTTGGCTGCGCCTGATTCCTATGATTGCTTGAAGATTTCAGTTGGTGTTGTAGAAACCTGTCGCGTGCGGTTGCGTAATATGAAAACGCCGCTCGCATCTATGGTTGAGACGCATATTAAGGGTAGTGCCGATAATCATGTTCGGTATGCGTGCCTGCTTTTCGAATATTTGCTTTTGAACAATGTTCCATCTGAGATGGACATTGTCTTGGGCTATAATTCCATTGTTGACACCACACTAGAACCTAATGATTCTCATCGTTTGGCACATCCCCCAATTGACCCTAACGGTAATGCACCAATGCGATCACCGGCTAATGATAATTGGTGTCTTAATGATCGCCTTTTTGCGGTTAGATCGGACGCACAATTTCCCGATGCATTGCTATCCCAGCTCGACGATTTCGTCTCATTATTTGTCAGACTAGATCCTGTTGACCTTGAAATTGTTGCTGAACGCCAAGCTAGACCAACTCAACGTTATTTGCGTGACGCGGTTGGGCCAGTTTTTGGCGATGTACCTTTCAAGATTAAGTCTTTTCAGAAAAATGAGTCGTATCCAAAGGCTAAAGCTCCCAGGAATATTACAACCGTTGACGCCGGTTTTAAGACACGTTATAGTGCGTATACATATGCCCTTGCTGAATATTGTTAGCGCTTCGATTGGTATGGGTCAGGTAAAACGCCCCCTCAAATCGCTGCGCGTATTCAGGCATTGTCGCATGTGTGTGAGCTTAGTGAAGCGGATTATGCCAAATTTGATGGGACAAAGAGTCCTGCTGCCGTTCGTTTGGAACGCGCTATTTTGGCTAAATGTTTCCCTGATACAGACTGTCTAGACCTCTACAACCAACAGATTAATGCGGTGGGTGTAACTTCCCACGGCATTAGGTATGATGTTGGCACATCGCGCTTAAGTGGTAGTCCAGAGACAACGGTTCTCAATTCCATTATCA